GACTGCATCTAAACGCAGCCATCTTGGCAGATCAATCACATTAGTTTGATCTGACCAACCAGTGTCCCACTTCTGGGCCTCGTTGGCTTTTGCAATCTTGCGCAGGGTCATATGCATTTCGCCCTTGGCCCAGTCAAGATATTCCTCATGTATGATATTTGTCGAGACCGCGTGTGCGCCGGTTTTCTCAACATGAACAAACACAAACTGTGACGCCTCATAGCCAGCCTGCTCTAAGCAATGCATATAGAAGGCTTGCTGAATTGCGTAATTGTACGCAATCATGTCCTTTGCCACGCCGCGCGGTGAAGCGTCCTGACACGTTTTCAAATCGTACAGCACGCCCTTTGCATCCCAGTAGCTATCCGGGCGGCATTTAATTTTTAGCTCAGTCTCAGGGTCAGTAGCAAAAAAGCTGGCTTCGTTGACTGTTGTAGGCCCAGCCATGCGTTGACCCACTGGATGAAACAGCACGCTATCGGCAATATTCCGCGCAAGGTCATAGTCTGAGGCGGTCAGCAGAGTTTGATCGTTTGCCTGCGCTTCCTCATAGGCTTCCGTCCAAGCCTTGCCTCGGCGTGTCTCTGGCCCACGGATGATGCCCTTTGCTTCTTCTAGCACCATTGCGTGTACGGAGGTTCCCATGTCATAAACTGGGCTTGAGCTGTATGTCTTCGCCTTCCAGTGTGCCAGCGACTTGCTGTGGACCATCTTAACGTCAGATGAGCTGATCGCGTCATCGGCGTGGTATTGGCTGTTGGATAGTTTGTCAGCTGGTATCATCATTGTTTATTTCTCCGTCATCTCAATAATGCAATTTATGATGTCATCTATGTAAAACACTTCTTTTTTCGAAGTCGGAAGGAACGGTTGCAACACTTTTAGTTGCTTCCTCTCAATAAAGTCATTGATGTAAAAGTTAGAGACGCCTAGAAAACTTCCAACCTCACTCTTGGTGAAGAATACTTTTCCCGAGCTTTCCAGCAGCCGCATAACCTGCTTGTTCATGCCTTGGAACTCTTCTTGTGAATTTTCTTCAAGCAACTTTTCAGCTTGCAAATTGTGGTGAATATTGCACTTGGGCTTTTCCGCCCTAATCGCATCAACCTCTGCCTTTAAAGCCTCTTCTCGGGTGTCAAACCATTCAATTTTAACGTCGGTAACTTCTGTAAACCAAGCGCTACCTTTGTAATGCTGTGACAACCTGTTTTGTGCGTTCAAGCTAATTCCAACATATAACAGAGAATTATCATCCGCATACTGTCTATAAAGTGCAGTCTTCATTGCATTGCCTCCCTCGCAATAAAGCAGAAGGTATCAAAATCGACCTCCACCGTGTAATCGTGATCGCAATCAGTCAGCGCAGCCAGCGGGATCACGCATCGCATTGGCTTGCGGTCGTATTTGTAAGTCAGGCATGGCATTTTTTGCTCACGCTGGGCGGCCACTTTGACTTGCTCCCACCATGCAGGCGCCCCGCCGATAGGGCCATCCTTGTAGCGTTTCAGCTCCAGAGTAAACGGAAATGCCGGATCGTCTGGGATCAAGTCAGCGTGAGCGCCAGCGCGGTATTGCTCAAGATCACGCTTGAAGCCTATGCCCAGCTCATCTCTAAGCATATTGGCAACTTCCCTCTCAAATGACGCGCCCTTGTTGCGCCCGTTGACCATTAGTCAGCTCGCGGCTGTTCTGGCTGAATGCCAGAGTTGAATGCTGCGGTTAAAGCTGCCGACCTAATAAACGTGGCCAGCGCCATGCCCTTTTGCTCTGCCGCTAACGTCAGCGCCTCATGCTGCGCGTCAGTCAATACGACTCTACTCTCTTTCTTCATGTCACCCTCCAGTGTGAATATGATAGGACGTTACATCCTAAAAAAAGTTAGTGCAAGTGCAAATTAGGTATTTACATAGGATGATTTACGGATTAGTTTGATTGTATAGCTAAAAGGAGAGGCAACTATGAAACGTAAATTTGAAATCGCTGGCGAAATCTTATTTCTCTTGGCATTGTTTGCCATGCCACTATTCATCAAGAGCGCCATGCTATGAGTAATATAATCAATTGCCCCGAATGCGATGGCAAGGGCGAGGTTGAGCGTGACGTATGGGTGCGCCAAAGTTCAACTTGGCATGGCGACTTTGAGTCTGTTATGGAAGATTGCGATAACTGTGACGGCATTGGCCAGATTGAAGCGCTGGAGGAAGACGAATGAAATACGATCCAGAAGCCCTCACCCGCCACGTCCTCGCCTGTGCGGATCAGGGTATGTCGCAAATTGAAGCTGCTGAATTATTGCGGGTGTCACCGTCAACAATACATCGCATTTGTTCGGCTGCGAACATAAAACTCGAAAGGAAAAAACGTGAGTACGGACCAAACTCAGATTATTATAAAAAGGCTGGAGCGCAACAACAGCATAATGCTGACGGAGCAGAAAACTCAGATGAGGCCAAACTTGAAGCAGCGTCTGGAAGAGCAGCAAGCGCTAATCGACGTGCTAAAGCGCGAGATGCAAAAGACGCCGCAGAGCGATTGCTTGCCAAGCTAGAAGGCGTCACCGATAAGCATGAACGCTTTGAGATTACATACGGCCATTGCCTATGGGAGTTTGAGACGCTCATGTATCGCCAGCGTAAACGCGAAGCTCTGCCGTCTGGTCCACGCAGGCCCACCACAATGGCCCCATCTATGCACCGCGCGGCTGAGGCGAGCAAGCAGCACAGCATTGACCAAGGCAACCGCCTGTTCTCGCTAATACCTTACGACCAGCGCGTGACCGCCGCAGAGGCCGCAGAACTTCTGGGCGATAGCGTACCGCGCACGTCAAGCTATCTTAAAAAAATGTGGGAAGCGAACAAGGTTTATCGCGTGCGTGACTTTGTTGAAGTGCCGGGCTACACGAAACGCCAATGGCGTTGGGTCTTCAGTAAGCGGCCTATCCAGCCGTTAAATAACTGTTTTGAGGATGAGCAATAATGGAAGATAAGGAAATGGAGCGCATGATAAACGCAGCGGGTCTGATTGGAGCTATCTTTGGCTTCGTCTCTGGCGCTGGCTTGATGGCTATGGTGGGTATTATATTTTAGTAATCGTGTGGGTGGCATGATGTTGGCACATTCGGTAACGCAAAACCAATAAACGGTTACGGTTGAGCCACCCACTCAAACTTTGTAATCAAACCCACACCGACCCGCAAGATACTATTTGAAGCTGTCGAGAGTTTTTTGCATCGACGGGCCGTCGCTTAGAAATTCTGCCTCCGAAACATATGTTGTTGTCTTGGAGATTTCGTCGCCCCGGCGAAATACTACAGCATCCAGATCAACAGCGACAAAGGCGTAAACGTCTGACCGAGACCCGCTCTTTTTAACTGTGTGGAATTTGTACCTTTGCTCTACTCCATGCGTTTTACTGGCGCTTTTTACTTGCAATGTGAGCGTGCGTGTATCCGTCTGTATATACGCATCATGGTCTCTGATCTGGCATAAGGTGCAGAGATAACCTGCAAGCGAAAGTCGGGCGAGTGCTAAATGCTCGCCCGCTCGCCCTACTGCCGCGCTGGCCTGCTGATCTTGGACGCGCAACTTAGCTAACCTAGCTAGACTAGGCCATAAGCCAAGTGTGGATCTTCTTGCTCTGGTTGCTTCGATCCTCTAGCCCGTGATAGCCGCCATTCACGCGGCGCGTAATGCGCTTGATAGCGTCATCTGTCACGCCCTCATCGGCAATCTTGAACAAGCCATTCTTCTCAAAAAACCACAGCGCAGTCTCAAATGCGTAGTCGTCTGCCACCAAGTCTGGGTCAGTCATAACCTTCGGCACGCCCATGTCCGACGCGAATGAGCGGTAATTGTCGCGCCCGGTGAGTTGGAGAAATCCACGGCCAATGTATAGGCTGGCCTGCGCCTCATTCTCGTTGCCCATGCGGCCAGCGTAGACCTTGCCAGCAAGCCCATTTGGGTTTTTGGCGTAAGGCTCTGCGTCCTCAACCGTTGGGAAGCGCGAGGGCCACACAGCTTGTATGCGCTCTGGTGAGCTGTAGTACAGGCTTTCACGGGTGCGCTTGAAGCCACCGCTTTCGTGTGACGCCTGCCCCATCAAGTGTGCGCCACGCGCCGGGGATAAGTTAAAATACTTTGCGATTTTGCGCGCCGTATTCGGCCCAAACTCACCATCGGGAGTTGACCCGATTTTAGTTTGGAGACTAGACATTGCCTTGCTCATGCTGTTCTCGTTTTCTTTGCTGTCTTTTTCTTGGGCTTTTGGCCCTTGGCCACGGCAAGGTTGCTCCAAGCGTTTGGATATTTAACGCCCCTTTCAGCAGACATTGCTTTGGCCTTAGCCTTTTGTGCAGGTGTGAGCTTTGCCATTTCATTAAGTCCTCTTCGATTTAGTGCCGCTGCATTTCCAGCGCTTGCGTGAAAGATTTAACGGGCTGTTTGGATCAGCCGCGGCCTTTGGAAACTTCTTTTTCTGTGCGGCTGAGCGTGCGCAGTATGCGTCACCCTTGGACGTGCCGGGCTTAACGCGTGACCCGCCGCCCTTCGCTTTGCCCGC